CCTACCTGTTGTCTATGCAACTACTGTTCAGATAAGACCATTTGTACAAAGGTTTATGTACAAAAGGTTTGTCAAAAACATGTCTGCTAAAAAGGGAGAGCCTATGGGTGTATATCACAAGACACTTATGGCAGACAATCTTAATAATGACTTAAAAGATAATCAAGGTAGCTTCAATTGTGGTAAGCCATCAGGGTATATTAAAGACTTTAAGGCATTGCCTGTTGCTACTCAAGAAGTAATTAAGCAGATTAAGAGAGTTAGAGTAATATTGGGTACTATTGATATGCCTAATGCTAAAGATGAACAAGGTAATAAAGTTTCACTAGAAGACAATACACCTTTTATATGGGAGATTGATAATCGTGATGCTTTCAAGACAATGGGAGAACCTTTTAGTAAGCTCAGTCAGACAAAAAGACTTCCTGTTCAGCATTACATTACACTAACTAGTGAAGAAAGAAAGATACCTAGTGGTTCATCTTTTTATCTACCTAATTATTCTCTTGACTTACAGAAAACTATTCAAGTAACAGATGAAGACCAAAATACTTTCATCAACTTCATGGCATGGATAGATAACTACAATAGTTATATATTTAATGAATGGGAAATGAAAGCTAAAGCACCTGTAAGTAAAGAAGATAAAGACATCGTTGATGATTTCATTGATGTTGAAGTAGATGAAGAGGTAGTATAGTGAACCATCCTGCTGAAATGATGATTCATCAGTATCTTGAAAATGCCACAAGTGGTAAGTCTGCTATGAGCCAAGAGAATATTGAGCAAGTAGCTACAGACATTAAAGATGCATTGAATCGTCAGTTCAACACGAAGCGAGAAGATAAGTTTAGGTTACGTATGTCTAATATAGGTAGACCCTCATGCCAACTTTGGTTTGAGAAGAATAGACCTGAGACTGCGTTACCTAAACCTACTACCTTCGTAATGAACATGATGATTGGTGACATAGTTGAAGCAGTATTTAAGGCAGTACTAAGAGAAGCTAATGTTAAATTTGAAAATAGTGAAGATGTTACTCTTGAAATTGATGAAAAAACTACTATATCAGGTTCATATGACTTAGTCATGAATGATGCAGTTGATGATATCAAATCTGCATCTGATTGGTCATATAAATATAAGTTTGATTCCTATGAATCTTTACATTCAGGCGATAGTTTTGGTTATGTTGGACAACTAGCAGGTTACGCAAAGGCTTCTAACAAGAAGGCAGGTGGTTGGTGGGTTGTCAACAAAGCCAATGGTCAGTTTAAGTATGTTCCTGCTCATATTGACATGGATAAAGAACTTGACAAAGTCAAAAAGAATATAAAGGCAGTAGATTCAGACGAGTTAGTGCGATGCTTTGAGCCTGAGCCTGAAATGTTTAGAGGTAAACCTACAGGTAATATGGTTTTAAATAAGAATTGCACGTTTTGTTCATATAGACAGTCTTGTTGGGATAGTTTGAAAGAACTACCTGCACAGATGTCTCAGGCTAAAGAACCTAAAATGGTTCAATATGTAAAGTTGAAAGGAGAGTAGCATGAGTAAATCACTAGATGAACTAAAAGCAAACATTGAAGAAATGGAAAAGCAACTAGCTGAAGCAAAGAAAGAGTATCGTGAACTTCGTACAGCAGGTTTACGTGATGCAATAGAAGCTAGAAAAGCTGCAGATGAAGCAGTAAAAGAAGAGCTAAAGAATTTAGGATACAGTAATACATATTCATATAGTAATCCATTTATATCTTGGCGAAACTTCTAATTGTCTCCTCATAAAATAAGAAGAGACGCAATAAAGCATGGGTATAGGAGTGGTTTAGAACACACTATATCTATCTATCTTAAAGAACTAAAACATAAATATGATTATGAATCTATTAAGATAGAGTGGGAAGATTTATCATATCGCACCTATACCCCTGACTTCATATTAAACAATGGCATTATAATAGAAACAAAGGGTAGGTTTCTAGCAATAGACAGAAGAAAACATTTAGCGATAAAAAGACAACACCCTAACTTAGATATTAGATTTGTTTTTACTAATAGTAGAACTAAACTAAGAAAAGGTGCTAAATCTTCTTATGGGCAATGGTGTGACAAGTATGGATTTAGGTATTACGACAGGATAATTCCTGAAGATTGGCTCAAAGAAAAGGGCAAGAATAAACACCCTAAATTTATAAAGTTTACAGGTGCTAAAGTAAGGAGAGATAAATGAATGTAGGCAGTAAAGTATTAGACGAAGATTTTGTTATTTGTGTTAGACCACAGATGGATAAAAACTTTAATTGGACAAGTGAAGTTAATGTTTTCATAATGACTTCTGATAACAACCCACTCAATGATGATGATTATTATGGTGTATTAGATTTCTGTAGAGCTTTATGTGCTACTATAGCCATTATGGAAAAAGATGATGACCTTAGAAAAAGAGCAGTTAAAGAAGCATATGAGTATGAAAAAGATGAGAAGCCAAAGTTAAAAATTGTTGACAAGAAAGACAATGTTGTGGTATTATCTTTTGATTCTGATAACGATAACGAAAAGCAATGAGACATTTGGAGTACATGAAAATGATGGCAGATAAAGAAGATATGGTTAATAGTCCTAGACATTATAATGAATCAGGCATTGAGTGTATAGATGCATTAGAAGCGATGCTAGGTGATGGCTTTGAACCTTATCTGCAAGGAAATATAGCTAAGTACTTATGGAGATACAAATACAAAAATGGCTTAGAAGACCTAAAGAAAGCCCAATGGTATTTGAATAAATTAATAGGAGTTGTAGAGAATGAAAGTTAAAATTATGGCAACTCTCCTCATAGACCCTGAAGAATACCCAATACCCTCTGATGGAGATGTAACAGAAGATTTTGAAGATTATATGCGTGAACTATTTCACGACTTAGAGGGTGTAAGAATATCACATATTAAAATACTAACGGAGTAAATAATGAAAACAAACTACCTACCAACAGACTATCAAAACTTTATAGCACTATCTCGCTACGCAAGGTGGAAAGATGATGAGCAAAGAAGAGAGAATTGGGGTGAAACTGTAGATAGGTACTTCAGTTATATGACTGAGCACCTTAAAAAGAATTATTCTTATGACATAACAAAAGCCCTGAAGGAAAAACTTACTCAGCAAATAATGGGCTTAGGTGTCATGCCTAGTATGAGAGCATTGATGACATCAGGACCTGCATTAGATAGATGTCATGTTGGTGGATACAACTGTAGTTACATACCTGTAGATAGCCCTCGTTCATTTGATGAGTGCATGTATATACTTATGTGTGGCACAGGTGTAGGTTTCTCTGTAGAAAGAGAGAATGTTGACAAGCTACCCATTGTCAATGAACACTTTGAAGACAGCACTACTATCATAACTGTAGGTGACAGCAGACCAGGTTGGGCAAAAGCATTGAGAGAACTAATTGCTATGCTATACGTAGGACAAGTTCCAAAGTGGGATGTATCACAAGTAAGACCTGCAGGTGCTAGACTTAAAACATTTGGGGGTAGGGCATCAGGACCTGCACCTTTAGTTGAGCTATTTCAGTTCTGTATACAGAAGTTTAAAGGTGCAAAAGGTAGAAGGCTATATCCTATTGAGTGTCACGATATTATGTGCAAGATAGGAGAAGTTGTAGTAGTGGGTGGTGTAAGACGTTCTGCCCTTATCTCTCTATCTAACTTAGGTGATGACCAAATGAGACATGCCAAGTCAGGTCAATGGTGGGAGAATGAAGGACAGAGAGCACTAGCTAATAACTCTGTAGCATTTAAAGGTAAGCCTGAGATGGGTACATTCATGCGAGAATGGACATCATTATATGAATCCAAGTCAGGGGAACGTGGTATCTTTAATCGTAAGGCAGCTAAAGTGAAAGCATCTGAGAATGGTAGACGAGATAGTGAACACTACTTTGGCTGTAATCCTTGTAGTGAGATTATACTTAGACCATATCAGTTCTGTAATCTTACTGAGGTAGTGTGCAGAGCTACAGATGATTTACAAACTCTGACGGAGAAGGTACGTATGGCTACTATACTTGGTACGTTCCAATCTACCCTTACTAGCTTCAAATATTTACGTAAGATATGGAAGGATAATACAGAAGAAGAAAGACTATTAGGAGTTTCCCTAACAGGTATCTTAGATAATAATATATGGTCAGAGGAAGTTCTTACTATGCTAAGGGAAGTTGCAGTAGAAACTAATAAAAAGATGGCTAAAGACTTAGGTATACCACAGTCAACTGCAATCACTTGTGTAAAACCTAGTGGTACAGTTAGTCAATTAGTTGACAGTGCATCAGGTATTCATGCTAGACACAATGACTACTACATCAGAACTGTACGTGGTGATAACAAAGACCCACTAACACAGTTTATGAAAGAGAGTGGCATACCAAACGAGCCTTGTGTCATGAAACCTGATAGCACTACTGTGTTCAGCTTTCCAATGAAGTCACCTGAAGGTGCAGTCACTAGAACACAGATGTCAGCTATTGAACAGCTAGAGTATTGGCTCATGTTCCAAAGACATTGGTGTGAGCACAAGCCTTCTGTTACTGTGTCTGTCAAAGAAGATGAGTGGATGGATGTAGGAGCATGGGTGTACAAGAACTTTGACGAAGTATCAGGTATATCCTTCTTACCTTTCAGTGACCATACATATGCTCAAGCACCATATCAAGACATAGAAAGAGAAGAATACTTAGAGTTAAAACAAATAATGCCTAAGTCTATTGATTGGTCTAAGTTAGCAGACTTTGAAAAGGAAGACACTACTAGTGGTGGCAGAGAGTTAGCTTGTACAGCAGATGCCTGTGAAGTAGTTGACTTGACATCTAATTAATGTTAGAGTCAGCAGAGTTATTATGGTGGCAGTGGTGGTTACTTATCGCCATTTCCATCAACACAACTATAAACTTAATCGTGTTCTTTAAAGGTAGAAAGCTACACATTAGAGAATTTTTACATTTAAAACCAAAGCCAAAGAAAGGAAGTAAATAATGAGAGACATGATACTAAATGCAATCAAAACAAAAATGATAGGGCAGATGAATGCACATATAGCTAACGTAGAGGTTATGCTTAATAACCCTGTTGGTGCAAGAGATAGGGGAACTGTAATAGATACTATTGAAAAAGAGATGTCTGCACTAGAACATCTTGACGGAAGAATTAACATACTAGTAAAATACTTTGAAAGGAGTAATGCGAATGCAATTGAAAGTAAACAAGAGAAAGAGAAATCCAAATCTAAGTAAGTATGATGCACCTTTAAAGATACAATTCACTAGAGGTATGTCAGATTTCAAAAGGGGTAAGGTTAGTAATCCATTTCACCCCAATACTATGCAAGCAAGAGAGTGGGATAGGGGTTTCAACATATCCTACTTCCAACGATTAGAAAGGGTAAAAAAAGATGAAGCTAGAAGAAGAGGCGAAAAAATTCATGCAGGATAAATTAGTCATAGAAGAGGTAATGACTGCTGAGTTTTATGAAATGAAAGCAGGACAAACAGCCATCTTTCCTAAATACAAAGCCTTAGAGTATTTAGCTCTAGGGTTAACGAGTGAAGCAGGTGAAGTTGCAGGTAAGGTAAAGAAACTTATACGTGATGGGGAAGATGTAGAAGGCTTTGAGTTAAAGAA